GGACCAAGACGGTATTCCCCGGCAAGGATGCTATTCCCCAATACGAACCCTTGGAGCGTCCGCTGACCTTGGAAGGTTTTGAGAACTGGTGTGCGGATGCAGATATAATTGAGGACCTTGGGGCCTATTTCACAAACAGGGACAAGCGATATGACGACTATGTAGCCATCTGCTCGCGTATAAGGCGAACCATCCGTCAAGACCAAATTGAGGGGGGCATGGTTGGTCAGTACAACCCATCCATCACTCAACGCCTCAACAACCTTGTGGAACGCCAAGAGAACACGGTCCACATCGAGCAACCCCTGTTTCCCGACAATGACTGACAAACTAACCCTGCATCATGGCGACTGCTTGGAGGTGCTTCGTTCACTACCTGACTGCTCCGTTGATTCGGTTGTAACCGACCCGCCTTACGGGTTGTCTTTCATGGGCAAGCGGTGGGACTACGATGTGCCAAGCGTTGAGGTCTGGGCCGAGTGCCTTCGGGTCTTGAAGCCGGGCGGTCATCTTCTTGCATTTGCAGGAACGAGGACGCAGCACCGAATGGCGGTAAGGATTGAGGACGCAGGCTTTGAGATTCGGGACATGATTGCTTGGGTGTACGGGTCGGGGTTTCCGAAGTCGTTGGACGTGAGCAAGGCGATTGATAAGGCGGCAGGTGCGGAGCGGGAGGTTATACGAACCCAAATGACAGCGCATAGCACAGCTGGCAAAGGGTTAAGTAATGAATTGGATGAAAGGCCATGGATGACCAAGGCAAGAGAATTAGGTTATCACGAACACGCTGGAAATATCCCCGCCACCCCCGAAGCGAAGCAATGGCAAGGCTGGGGGACTGCACTCAAACCCGCACTTGAACCGATTACGGTGGCACGAAAGCCCTTGATTGGCACGGTAGCCGAGAACGTCCTGCAACACGGGACGGGTGCGATTAACGTGGATGGGGGAAGGGTGGGGACGGAGGAAAGGATAACTAATTGGAGTGGTACGGCTAACTATAAAGTAAGCGACCCAAAAACTGGAACCACAACTGCGACAGGCCGCTGGCCCGCCAACTTCATCCACGATGGGAGTGAGGAAGCCACCGACCTGCTTGGGGCTTCGGCTCGTTTCTTCTACTGCGCCAAAGCAAGCAAAGCGGATAGGGATGAGGGGTGTGAGGGGTTGGAGGCAAAGCAGGTTTTTGGGGATGAAGGAGGAACATACCAAGGCTTGAGTAATAGTAAAAAGCCAAGCTGCAACCACCACCCCACCGTCAAGCCCACCGACCTCATGCGATACCTCTGCCGACTTGTAACCCCACCAAGCGGAACGGTCCTCGACCCGTTCATGGGGTCAGGCTCAACGGGCAAGGCGGCCATGCTGGAAGGCTTTGCGTTTGTCGGGATAGAACGGGAAGCGGAATACATCGACATCGCCAAGGCTCGCATTCAATCCGCAGTCGGCTTGCTTTAATGTTTACCCTCACGACCGCTATCAGGCGAATCCGCAGGATGACGGCCCGGAAGAAGGTCATCCAAGGTGGAACAAGTGCGGGGAAAACCCTCGCCATCCTTGCGGTCCTCATTGACATCGCAGCAAAGAACAAGACCGAGATTTCGGTAGTTTCCGAATCCATCCCTCACCTACGGAGGGGTGCAATCAAGGACTTCGCCAAGGTCATGCAATGGACGGGCCGATGGGTCGCAGACCGATGGAACAAGACCCTGCTCACCTATCACTTTGCCAACGGTTCAATCATCGAGTTCTTTTCGGCTGATTCCGAGGCAAGGCTCCGAGGTGCAAGGAGGCAGGTCGTTTACATCAACGAGGCGAACAACATCGACTTTGAATCCTACTACCAGTTGGCAATCCGTACAAGCGAGGCCATCTACATCGACTTCAACCCGACGCATGAGTTTTGGGCGCATACCGAGGTCCTGCCCGAACAGGACGCAGAACTGATAATCCTAACCTACAACGACAACGAGGCCCTGCCTGATACCATCAAGAGGGACATCGAACTAAACCGCACCAAAGCCGAAACCTCTGCGTATTGGGCGAACTGGTGGAAGGTGTACGGCCTCGGTCAGGTCGGGACGCTTCAGGGTGCGATATACGAGGACTTCGAGGTGGTGGAGGGTATAGATGTCAGCCGTGCGAAATTCGTCGCCCTTGGGCTTGACTGGGGCTTTAGCAACGACCCTACGGCCTTGGTCGCTATCTACCGCCAAGGGGACTGCTTGCTGATTCAGGAACTGCTCTACTCCACGGGCCTTACCAACCAAGACATCGCAGACAAGTTGCGGTCCTTGGGCATCACAAGGGCTTGGGAGATCGTGGCGGATTCAGCAGAACCGAAGTCCATCGAAGAAATCTACCGACTTGGATTCAACATCAAGCCAGCGGAGAAAGGCCCCGACTCGGTTCGGAACGGCATCGACATCCTGAAACGTTTTAAGTTGCAGGTAACCAAGGACTCCACCAACCTCATCAAGGAACTGCGGTCCTACACTTGGGCAACCGACAAGGAAGGCAAGAACACGGGCGTTCCGATTGATTCCTTCAACCACGCCTGCGATGCGATGCGGTATGTGGCTCTTAACAAGTTAAGGGTCAGTAACTCGGGGAAGTATGTTGTGGTGTAACTTTGAGGCATGAAACAAACAGCATTAGAATGGTTAGAGCAGAATATGCCAAATATCAGTAAACATATTCCATTAGGGATAGCATTGGAATTTATGGCTAAACTTAATCACGCCAAAAAAATTGAAAAAGAGCAATTAAAAGATGCTTACGGTGATGGGATAAACGCCCACAGAACAGGTTTTTGTAATAGAGATGAGTATTTTGATAAAGCATATCGTGCCATTTAACTTTGCCCTATGAACCCCGAACGCATCCTTGACCTGATCATCGAAATCGGCAAGAGTATTGCAGCCGTTTTCTTCATCCTCACCCTTCTAACCCTGCTTTGGACCTTATGAAAGTCGTTCACTATTACCACATCTACTGCGGAGGAAATTGGCAGTTAATCCTGAATCAGCACATGATGGCGGTCTGCAACTACGGCCTCATCAATGTCTTGGACGAAATCCGTGTCGGCATCGTCGGTCCACCCGAACAACGCAAAGCAGTCAAGGAGGTGCTGGAGAACTCGATGGTGGCCGATAAGGTCAAGGTCGTAGTAACCCGGACCAACGCTTGGGAGCAGGCGACCCTGACCGAGATGTACCGGGCCTCGCAGGAAGAAGAAGCCGTGTACCTCTACGCCCACACGAAGGGGGCTGCGAATCCATCCTTGACCACCCAACTATGGGGTAGGTCCATGCTATTCTTCAACGTGGTCGCATGGGAGCGTTCTCTTCAAATGCTGGAGGGAGTCGATGCCGTAGGATGCCATTGGATTACAAAAGAACAATTCCCACACATGGCTGATCAAAACAACCCCGAAGGCTATCCGTACTTTGGGGGCAACTTTTGGTGGGCGAAGTCGAGCCACATCAAGGAACTCGGTGAGCCGAAACGGGAGCAACGCTATCAAGCCGAGCATTGGATTGGCAAGAAACCCGACACCAAGGTCTTTGATTCCAACCCCGGCTGGCCTTCACCCGAACGCTTTGTCATAACTTTTTAGCATGAAAAAACACATTGACCAACTCAAAGCCTTAGACTACTCGCACATCTACACGACTGCGGTGGACCACATCATTGAAATCTACGAAGAAGCCAAGAAGCACAAGGGAGGCCACGCTTTAGAACTCGGTTCCTACCTCGGACACTCAACGCTCGCCATCGCCTTGGCCGGGCTTGACGTGGTGGTTTACGATACCGACACAACCGTAGAAGATAAACGCAAAGCACTCCTATCGCAGTTCAAGGTCGAATGGAACAACCAACGGAGCCACATGGCCCTGCAAGAGGTTAGGACTTTTGACTTCATCTTTCACGATTCCGACCACGGGGACGGTATGATTCCCGAAATGGTGGAGTTGTTCAACAAAGCCCTGAACCCCGGTGGGACGATGGTCATCCACGATGCCGAACTGCTGACGATGGTCAACCTTACGAGCCAACTGCAACCACACGAAGCCAAGGGGTCAACGGACCAACGAGGCAGGATGCTTTTAACCCTCTACAAGAAATGAAGGCAAAAACTTACATCTTCTGCCACGATACGGACATCGTGAAGCAATGCGAAGCCGAGGGAAGGTTCAAGGACTTCTTCCCATACACTTGGGTTATGCTTGGGTTCAAGGACTTCGACGGCATGGCTGGCCTTGACCATATCGTTGCAAGGAACGAAGCAGACAACATCGAGAGCCACCGCAACCTCGTTGCTTGGACGGGGTGGTACGCTTTAGCCAAGAACGGCTACATCAAGAACGGAGATGTCGTGAACCTCTTCGAGTACGACCTCACCAAGACAGGCGACTTTGACCAACGGGCTTACTGCGCCTATTTCCGAGTCCCTGTGGACGTTGTGCCTTACTGGTCGTGCGGCGATAATTACGAGCCACACATCAAGCAACTGACTGGAAGGGGTGCAAAGGAGTTCTATCAACCCGTCGTGCCTGTAACTTCCAATTACACGCTTACTTGGGACGATTCCTACCTTGACCTAACCATCGCTTGCATTGAGCAGAAGTTGGTCGCTATTCCCCACGTCGGCCACATTTTAGAACGAGCATACTCGCAGCGATTCGCTGACATCCCTTACAACGTGGGAGCGTTCAAACACGCATTTGCTAACTCTCACGGGTTCTAAGATGTATTTGGTCGGGGTAAATTACGCAACGAGTGAGTACCTTCCAGCAGCGAGGGCGCAGGCTAATCAGTACCCTTTCCCGATTACAACGACCGAGGACGAGAAACGGGAAGGCAGGGGCAACAACTGGTGGAGGTGGAAACCGCAAATCATCCTTGACGCTCTCTTTGACTTGCAGGAGGACGAAGCCCTGCTTTACCTCGATGCCCAAGACCTACACGGGGATGGCTGCTTTGAGTTTGCCAAGCAATACTTGCAAGACAACCCCATCC